CTAATCCTGCTAATACAACTACCAAAAAAGACTCAACAATTGTTTCTTTTAACTCTTGCTGTTTGTAAACATCCCGCTCTCTTTGTGCCGCTATTTGCCGTTTCATGGCTCTAAACTCATCTAGTCCGTCTTTACCATAAACCATGCCAATCATTGACAACAATTCTTTCTGTTGGGCTTGCAACTTTTTCTTTGCCGCAAAAGCTTTTGCCGCTTCAGCTTCTACACTTTTACTAAACACTACCTTTTTAAAAGGATTTGTACTTCTGGCTTTCTTGTCAGCATAGAGTACGTCTGAAGCATGACCGTACCATGTGCCCAGTTGAGTCATCGTGTCCTCAACAGACCGTCCTGCTTCCACCATTGCTTTGGTCATAGCATACGCTTTAGACGCCGCCGCAATGGCAGTTACAGGGTCTATCATATTTTTTTACACAAACACTGCATTGCAAATAGCTTGCACATTAACAGGCTCTGATGACCAATCGTCTTCAGAGTTAATTACGTGACGGTGATAAGACTGAGAGATGACAGCGCCATCCTCAACGATACGAGTAGCAGTACGTACTTGAATAATCGTGTTGCCACCTACCTCTACTACTTCTACTTTGTCTGCTACTACTTCTTTAGTTAATGCCATTGTCTTTCTCCTTTAGTCCGTCTCAAGAGTCCACTTGAGATAATTAAGCCGCTTGGTACGTATAAGTAAATCTAACAAAATCTGTGATGCCGGAAGTAATATCTTGTACCTTTAAAACAACGTCGCTTGTGTCATTGCCATAGGCTCTAAAATGACAAGCCGCTAACGCACCGTTTATACCATCTGGAACAACATTATAAAGTGATGCGTCTATGGAGCCAGTGTCTAAACCATGGTAAACAAGAGTGCCTACGTCTTCACAGCTCGAATTTGTCACAAAAGGCAAATCCATGAATAAAGTGTTCGTACCTGTCATGCCTGTAGTATCTATGTTGCTAAGTGAAGCATTAAAACTACATGTAACCAACCTTCCTACTTTGGTGTATGTGCCTAAAACTGTTGAAGATGATACGTTACCGCCCGAAGTTGCATCACGGAGCGTAAACGTAAACGTCCCTTCTTCGTAGTCATCTAGCGTGTTTGCCTCCGCATATGCATCTACTGCTACACCTAGCGTTACGCCATTAGGAACAATGAAGTGTCCGTCTTTATCCATACGAGCCTTTTCAGAATCGTTTGCATAGAACGTAATGTTAGAAATATCGTTATCGTTGTTTTTGTCAACACCAAGCCTTAACTCAGATGTGTTTGTGTATAACTCTGAGGCTCCGGTAACACCTATCCTTATGCTTCCAGCAACATGTAGTGTTTCGGCTGGGGCATCCGTACCAATGCCTACTTGGCCTGAATTTGTAATACGCATCCACTCATTTTCAATAACACGGTCATTGTCATTTATCTTTTCGCCAAAGGCCAAAGCATCGGCTTGGTCTACGGTTATAAAATGAGTATCAACATCAGCAACTAAATCTACATCAAATGCTATAAACTTATCGTTACTGCCTACCGCACCTGCCAAGATTAATTGAGTAGCGTCTTGCGTAACATGGACGCCTGCTTGTGGGGCACTATTTCCAATACCCAACGACTCCGCAGAGGCATCCCAAAACAACTTCGAAGTCGTGCCAGTGTCTTCGTAGAAGCTGATGTCGCCTGTAGAATTATCAATTTGTAAACGACGGGTAAAGGTATCTTCTGCATCATTTGCAGTGTGGTATTGGAAGGAGCCTCCAGCAATACGTAGTCGAGTATTTAAATCAGTAGTGTCCGACTCAACAAAAGTTAGTTTGGGTGCCGCTGAGGTAATTTTTGCATCACCATCAACAGTCAAACCATCAGCAGTCACTGTGCCAGTTACGTCAAGTGCTGTAGTGGGAGATGAGTTGCCGATACCTAAACGTTCTGTACTAGCATCCCAAAACAACTTTACGTCTGAGCCTGTATTTTCATAAAGCGCAAAGTCGCCGCCAGTGTATGACCTAAATGTAGTGTAGCCGTCAATCTCACCTAGAATGTAGGTACCTGCACCTTCGTTATTAATATCTGCTCTAAGCTCAATAGAGCCTGCGGAAGTGCTTTCTAAGTAAGTGTCGGTGCTGTTAGTGGGGTGAAGAAGCTCGACGCGAGGGTTGCCAGCATTAGTAATTTTTACAACCCCAGATTCTACAGCATAAATGCCAGTATCAATTCCGTCAGAGGTAATGCTTCCGTTTACGTCAATACCAGTATTTGTAGTTGCTAGTTTTTGAGATGCGTTAAAAAACAACCTAGAAGCACCGCCAGCAACAAACTGGGCCATCAATGCTGTCACATCATTAGAGTAAATACTAACTCCGCTACCATCACTATTTAAAACAAGCACTCCGCTAGTGCCGACATGGTTTACAAGAGTTCCTGATGTTCCGTGAGAAATTTCTAAATCAGCATCATCACCAAAAATAGCTTTACTGTTGTCACTAAAGTTGATGTCAGCAGAAGTACCTGTAACGGACAACGTTGGAATAGTAACAGTCCCAGTGAATGTTGGGTTTGCAATGTCTGACTTGGAATTTACTGCTATTGCAATATCGTCAAATTCTGTTTCAAATTCTGAGCCACGGATAATCTTATTTGAGTCACCAGACGGCAACGAGTCTTTTGCCGCAAAGTCAGTAGTCTTTGTGTAGTTGGACATGGCTAAGTTTCCTCTTGCCTATCTAATAAGAATAAGAAAGGGGGCCATAAAGACCCCCGAGAGTTTCTTAGGCTGGGACAGCTAGAATGAAACCAGCTTCTGGACGGTATGCTTGAACACCGTAGAGGCAGTCAGCAGTGTACAGAGTTGACAAGTACTCCTGCTTGTACTGAGTCTGTGAACGTACAGACATTTGCTCTGCAAGGACTACAGCGTCACGGTGGAACAACAGAGCAGCACGCTTGCCTGTATCAATAGTCGCACAGTTGTTAGACACGTATACGTCTACACCGTAGAGGTTACCGATGAGGCCAGAGTTAACGCCTTGACCAGATACGAAGTCAGAAGACACGTAACGGTCAATACCCATAATTGAGTTACGAGCAGAAGGAGGAATAACAAGGCAACGATCTTCCATAGGTACGTTGTTGTCATCAAGCTTCTGAATCATGTCACGGAAGAATCCGTCGTCGAACTCAGTGTTAGCTAGGAGTGCTTGTCCAGTAAACGCAGTAGTAGTGCCGTTGTCGTTGAAGAAAGCCGCACTGTTCTGGTAGCTAGCCGCTACTGGAGACAGAGTCATTGTTCCGTCACCGAAGCCAGTAGCAACAGCGTGAAGGTCAGTGTCGATCTTAGTAGCAAGAGCGTAACCAGCATCTTCAGTGTAGAACTGACGGAGGCTGTTAAGTGCTTGTACTTCAACAATGTCTTCGATCAGACGTGAGTATTCAAAGTGACGGTTAACGTCTACTTGGATTTCGCTCTCTGTGTTAGCAATGATGTTAACAGCAGCGTTCTCAGCCTTGACGCTTGCGTCTGCACGAGTAGGCTTAGGGATGTGGAGCTTGTCGCCCTTCTTGCCTGTCATGCCAAGCTTCTTTACAATAGGAACCATCTTAAGGTTCTTCTGGTAAGCAGCAATGATCTCATCGCTCCAGATTTCTGGGATGAAAGTTCCTGCTTCAGTTTTGCCAGTAATACCGGTGGCGCCGGGATATGGTACAGTAGCCATGATAATCTCCTAGATTATTTTACACGACCCTCTGCGTATGCTGTCAGTATCTCTTCTGACAAAGATTGGTAACGCTCGGGGTCAGTTCTCATTAGTTTAATAATGTCGGCCCTGCGATATACTTTCTTACGTGTCCCTTCAGCACTGCCTCGTGCATTACCTGTATTAGCTGCCTTGAGTTGTTGCTTACGCTCTTGTTTTTCAACATTAGCGGTTTGCTGTACAACTTGCTTACGTTCTTTCCAGAGTGTAAACAGTTCGTCAGCAGAGTCAGCGTCGTACTGTTGGTCAGCTGCTACAAATAACTGAGTCCTAATCTTGGAAGCTTTAATCCAATTAGCAAACTTAGGATCACCAAGGATTTGCTGCATATCTGGATGCTTGTTGTTTAGAGCAGCCAGAGCAGATTGTTTCTTATAGTCTGCTGTGTACTGTTCTGCTTCACGTATCTTAGGATGATTCTCAATTGCACGATTTACGGCACCTTGAGGATCTGTAAAATAGTCTATATCGTCTTCAGGCTCAACATGTTGTGGTTGAGGTGCTGATTGTGTTTGAGTACTAATGTAATCATCCACGACTTTACGAAGTTCACCTACTTCAGAAGACTGACGACCCAGTAGCTTTTCAGCTTCTTGGTGCATCTTAACTATATCTTCTAAAGACTTACCTTGGTACTTATCTGGTAAGCTTGTTTCTTCTTGAGGTTGCTCAACTTCTACTTCCGCTTCTTGTTGAATCTCGTTAACTTCGTTGGTTTCGATCTCGTCCACATTTTCCTCTTCAGGTTGTGGATCTACAATCATTGCTCTTGACATTATTAAACTCCGTGATTATAATCATTGTGGAGATGTTTATTTTCTACCTGCTTTTTCGTGTTCCCTAACCCATTTCATATGCGCTCCGGGGAATGAACCATCGGAACCATTAAGGTGGAAAGACGGGGCAGATACCATTTTTGTAGCGTTAGCACCACAACCGCACCTACTGGTTGTAGTACCGTCTTCTACAAATGCTTCAAAGACATGTCCGTTAGTACAACGGAAGTCATAAATTTTATACATCTACAGGGCCTTCTTCTTCTACTTCAGCTTGCTCTCTGGCAGCTTCTATAGTACCCTGAAGATTAATTACAGTGGCTAGAGCAGCAACTTGACCTTTACGATAGAAAAGTTCTTCTACGTCTTTTACAGTCTGTATATCTGCTAACTGTTGTGCATTATTAGAAAGCTCTTGTAAGAGTTGTTTGAAACCTTCGTGATTGAAGAGTTCGTTGTAGTTGTCGAAGTAGGTTTCAAGCTCAGGTGTCATAAGTTTCTCTAAAGTTATCTA